ACCCTAAAATACCAGAAGGCATCAAAAGAGATCCTGACAAAATTATTGATTACGTTAATTCTCAAGAAAAAGCCAAGAACGTTCTGAAGAATCTAGATAAAGATGGAGCATCCACAATAGTCGGAGCAAAACGGGAAGATTACGATCATTTGGGTTACAAGCAAACAGAAGGTAGATCATTATCCAGCATGCTAAAAGAAAAAGGCGGCAAAATGGACATGAAAGATTTAATGAATGCTATGAATGCATGATTTTTTCTGCAAAAAAAGTGTATAAATATAACTAGTAACTATGTCTATACAAATTAATGTAGATCCTAATATCCAGCATTTGATTCAAGGCTTTGAGAAGGGCATTAATCAGTTTAATGCCAGAGCAGCCAGTAAGGCGAAATTAAAAGTTGGAATTGATGAAAAATCGTTTACTCGACCTCTTGGGCGTATCACGGGTCAAGTCAATATGTTCGAGTCTGCGATGGAAGCGGCCAACGCCCGTGTGATTGCGTTCGGTGCGTCTACTGCTGTATTAGCATCTGTTACTAAAGTATTAAAAGACATAGTTAAAACTTCTATTGAAGTAGAAGCAGCATTTGCGGATATTAACCGTATATTAGGATTAACTGCTAATCAGTTTGAAAAATTTGGCAACCAATTGTTTGATACTGCCCAAAAAACTGCCTCTAGTTTTCAAGCAGCATCTGCAGCTGCTCTAGAGTTCTCTCGTCAGGGTTTAAAAACAGAAGAAGTTTTAAAAAGAACATCTGATGCTTTAACACTTGTGCGATTGACGGGTATCAATGCCGAAAAAGCTGTAAGCTTGTTAACTGCTACTGTTAATGCATTTACAGATTTAGATACTACTTCTGCTGTTAATAAATTTGTTGCTGTTGAAACAAAGTTTGCTGTTGCTGCTAGAGATCTTGTTGAAGGTTTAAGCCGCGTTGGATCTGCAGCTCAAGATGCTAAGGTAGACTTTGACGAGTTAAATGCTTTGATTACCTCCGTACAGCAAACTACTGGTAGAGGTGGCGCTGTTATTGGTAACGCATTAAAAACAATTTTTACACGCTTGCAGCGTGAATCTACATTAGAATCATTAGAAAGATTCAACGTTACTGTGCGCGATGTGCAAGGCAACATATTACCAGCCACTCAAGTGTTAAGTAATTTTGCTGCACAATATGATAAGCTAGCTGATTCTACTCAAGCTTATTTGCGTGAACAAGTTGCCGGTGTGTTCCAAGCTAATATTCTCTCTGCGATTTTAAAAGATTTAAATAAAGAATATTCTGTTACAGCTAAAGCTTTAGATGTTTCAAAAAATGCTACCAATGAAGCAGAACAAGCTAACTTTAAGTTAAATCAAACTTTATCTGCATTGCTGCAAAATACCGGTACAGAGTTTGCCAAACTTCAGAAAACTTTAGGCGACGAAGCCTTTTTAGGTTTGGCTAAAAGTATTGTTTCTTCTTTTGGCTCTGTAATAAGCGGAATCAATAATTTGCTAGATCCGAAAGAAGGTTCAACTATAGCAAAAGGATTTTTAAAAGGATTTGCGAATGTATTACAAGGTCCAGTATTAGTTGGCGCACTAAAAGTTTTATTCAATGTTGCCAAACAATCTTTTGGATTTTTAACTCAAGCTTTACCTGTATTATTAAATATTACTACAGCTTCTGCAAAACGAGCACAAACAGAAGAATTTATAAATAAACTTTTAAGTCAGGATGCAAAATTAGCTCAGCAAATTTTCCAAGCAGAAGGTAATCAAGCTAAACAACTAGAATTAGTTTTAAGTAGAGCTAAAGGCATAACAAATCAATTTATAGCGCAAAGTAATCTTAGCAGTTCAATTGCAAAAAACCTTACTTCAGGAGGAGTTTATCTTACTTCATCAGGAGTAGAAGGTGATACTGCTAAAAAAATAAAAAACAAAGCTGGCGGTTATATGCCTAGCATTCGCGCAGAACAAGGCGCGATAAGTAGAGGCGTTGGTGGAGCTGGAAATGGAGCTTATCCTGTTGTTATTCCTAATTTTGCTTTTGGTGGCGGTAAAGTTGGCCCGGTTGTGGCTAATAGCAGTGAGGTCATGGTTCCTAATTATGGTGGATCTGGAGGCAGTGCCATATTTAATCAAGATATGATTTCTAGGTATGGTATGCCAGCTGGCGCTGTACCTATTGCTGCATATGGTTATAATACTAAATTATCGCAAGTAGCTAAAGGGAATTTAGCATCAGCATCAAAAAGAAATAAAAATATCAATCCAAATGATATGCTTAAAAGTGGTTATGATGCAGAGTTTGGATTTGAGGACTTTCCTGCATTTAACGATCAAACGCAATATAAAAGTAAGAAAAAATACGGAGAAGCTTATGAAGATTTTGTTTTAAATGAATTTAAAACAAATTTATCTGGGTTCTCTTTAGTTGGTAATGGTAAAAACTGGCAATCTGCACATGACTTTTACAGAAAAGATAATAGCGCAATAGATCTTGTTAAAATAGTAGGTAACAGAATCACCGCTATGGCGGAAGTTAAAGGTGGAGGTTTAGAAAAAACACAAACTTTAAATAAACCTTCGAGATTCATAGGTGAAAATTTACTTGATCCTAGAGTGGGTAGTATGTTTAAGACTCCAGCTGGAGAAAATGTAAAAGTAAAAACTTTACTTATAACAAATTTGAATAAACCAGCTGACACATCTGGCATAGTAAAAGGCGCTAATGGTTATATACCTTATTTAGCTGGTGGCCGTATGCCCCTAGGCAGCTTAGCTTCAGCTGCAAATATTTCCAGTGCATCTGCTCAAAATCCAAATATTCACCCAGAAGATTTAGTTAAAACAGGTTACGATAATCATATATCTTTACCTATTCGTTCCGTAATGAAGAGGGGGATGAGCCCGAAAGTTTATGGAGACAAAGTAGAAGCAGAGGTTGCTAAAAATCCTAAAATAAAAGCCATGGGCTACAGATTAGCTCATGGAGGAGAATTGTATGGCAATGACAATAGCGCAGTAGATTTAATCAAAACTGAAGGTGGTATTTTAAAAGGTGTCATGGAAGTTAAAGGTGGAGAGCTAAAAGCACCCGCTGCCTTAAAAACCGGAAGAGTTATTTCAGAAAATTTAAGCCGTCCTATGGTTCGGGGAATGTTCCAAGGCCCTCCCGGCGAAAAGATTGCTTATGATACTCATTTGATAACAAATGCAAGAAGAGGTATCAAGCCACAAAATATGGCTGGCATGATGCGTAAAGGCGCTACTATGGCTGGGGGCTATGTGCCGAATTTTGCTAGCGGTCAAATTTTTGGTGTTTCAGCTGCAAAAAGCGGTGGCCGATTGGGTGGGCAAAACGCTAAACAGCTTCAATCCCGATTTGAAAACATAATAAAAAATATGTCTCAAGCTGGGCATGCTGCAGATGCTATTAAAAACCAGTTAATGCTTACAGCTCAAAGTTCAGGATTAACTGCGCAAACCATAAAAAATTTAGAGCCTAAATTCCAAAGTTTATCAAATAGCGCTTCAAAGGCTACTGCTTCAATGAATGTTGTTGCTGTTAGCGCATCTACTTTGCAAAAAAAGATTGTAAAGCAAAAATCAATGCTTGAAAGATCTCCTATAGCGCGAGGAATAAAAAATAATATAGGAAGTGTTGGGGGGAGTTTCGCGCTTATGAGTTTAGCTCCTGTAATAGGTGGGGTTGCGGAACAATATATTAGCGGCGGGAAATCAAGGGCCGATCAAACACAAGGCCAAAGATTTGCAGGTTCAGCGATTTCGGGGGGACTTTCTGGTGCGGTATCAGGTGCTATGATTGGTGGTTTGCCGGGAGCAGTTATTGGAGGTTTAATAGGTGTAGGCAAAGCCGCATATGATTCATCTTTATCTCTAGAAGAGCTCAAGCAAAAAGCTGATGATTATCAAAAAACTACAGAAGCAAATTCTTCTGCAGCAGAGCAATATATTCAAGCGCAAAAAGATATCGCTTCTGCTTTGACACAAGACGAATTAACAGATGCTAACAAAAGAGCTGCTGATGCCATGAAAAAACTGCAAGAAAGTGGTAGCGGTTTAGATGGATCTTTTAAAGAGGCTAACGGCAGCATTACTGAAATGACTGCATCTTTACTAAAATATGAAAAAAATAGAGCTGCTGGATCAATTGGCGCTAGATTGTTAGCTTCTGGAGAAAATGCTTCTGATATCACTATGGATCAATTAGCCAACCAATTTTTAGATGAATTTGTAGATCCATCTGTTTATGGTCAAGCAGGTTTCAAGAAAAGAGCATTAGAAGCAGCTATGTCTCAAGAAAAATTAGGATACGCAACTTCTCTAAGTCTTGATATGCAAGGTCAAAGCTTATTGGGTGTAGACTTTGATCAAATAAAAGCTTTTAAGCAGGGCGGCTTTGCAGAAATGAATCGTCAAGAAAAAGGTCGTTTTATGTACAGCTTGCTAAATCAAGCTTCTAAAAGAAAAGCAACTTCTGAGAAAACTACGCTAACACCTGAAGAGCAAGAGATAATTAATTTTACAGCTATCAAAGATAGAATACTTATTGATGTAAAAAAAGCCCAACAATCTATTAAAGATAGAGATATACAAAAACAGTTTACTGATGCTATGACAAATCTGCAAAATTCTATGCTAGATGGCATCAATGCTCCTATCGAAAAATTCAACAATATGAAATCCCAGATAGAAGCAGACTATGCAAATAAAGTCGTTAATTCTGCTGATCAATTTTACGCTGATAACGCAGCAAAATATGCAGATATTTTTGGCAAAGCAAACAAAAGCCAAGAAGGATTAGCAGCCCTAACAGACTTTGAGGCTGCTTTAAAGTCAGGGGGAGATATATCTGGCTTTGACACAAGAATGAGAGCTTTATTTACCGAAGATGAAATAATTGCTAATCCAAGTATTAAAGCTTTTTTTGATAATTATGAATTATTAGTTAAAGAAAATGAGCAAAGAAATAAAACTCTAAATAATGAAAAAACAATAAACCAAGAAAAAATACGCATTGAGGAAATTAGAGCTCAAAACACAAAAGAAGAATTAGAAGCTCAAAGAGAAATATCTAGCATTCAGGCTCAAAGAAGAATTGCTGATGCGCAAATAGCAAAACAGCAAGCTGATGTTAATCTTGCTTTATCTAGAAGAGAATTTGGCTTAGATATGAGCGTTGGACTTACCGGCTCTCAAAGAATAAGAGAATCTCAATCTATTGCTGGAGCTAGGTTTAGAGCTGATGTGGGTGATTTAAACGCAAAAGAACAAAGAGATTTAGAAAGATCTTTCACGGATCAAGAGCAAGCTATCGCCAAAGCAAGGCGTGAAACTTTAGGGCAAGTTAGTCCGGGGGATGCAAATTATTCAGCAGCTTATAATGATTTTGTGGCAAGGCAAAAAGAAATCCTAGACAATGCTGAAGCAGAAAGAAAAGAAATTGAATTACAAGCTGCGGCTAGCAGAGAGAAATTTAATGAAGACTATAGACAAACAAACGAAAAATTCTTAAGAGAACTTCAAAAGCGCGGTCCTAGCGGTATAGGTCTTGGTCTTAAAGAAGGTATGGGGCAGGTTAAAGATGATCTAGAAACATTCCAGTATAGCATGACTAAAGAAATTCCTATCAAATTTAGGGATGGTATGGCTTCTGCCATGGAAGCTACTTTAGACAAAACAAAAGATCTTAAAAGTGCTTTAACGGATGTTGCTATGGATTTTATGCGTATTATGCGCCGACAAGCTTTAGAAAATATTGTTGGTGGAGTTATGACTTTAGGAGCTGTGCCATTTAAAAAGCAACGAGGTGGCGTTATAAAAGCTCAAAATGGTATGTATATTTCTGGTAATCGTACCGGAGATAGAAACCCAGCTTTACTTGAAGATGGAGAATACGTTTTAAATAGAAATGCTGTGCGAGCGTTAGGTGGCCCTTCAGCAATTGATAGATTAAATTTCGGAATGGCTCCAAGATTTAAGGGTGGAGGAGCATTTTTAAATCAAGATGTAAATTTAAAAAGCAGCGGTCAAATGAGCAGCATGTATTATGCTAGCGACGATCCATTGCTAAAAGAAATGAGAGACGCTGCTATTGCTGCAGAGCAAAGAAGGCAAGAAAAGAAAGCTAAAAAAACAGCTTTAAGGAACATGATTATTCAAACTGCTGTTTCTGCTGTTATAGGATCTGCAGGAGCAGCAATGCAAGGTAAATTTGGAGGTGGAGCTTCTGGGGACATACCTGCTGAGCTACCAGAAGGTTATGCTGGCCCTCCTGTGCCAGCGTCTGGTATGGGTCCGTATAAGACAGGTTATGTTAAGCAAGCTGGGGGATATATCTCTAGCGGTCCTAGAAATATAGATTCTATTCCTGCATTTATGGCTGGTGGAGAATTTGTAATGAATAATAGAGCTGTGCGTAAATATGGTCTTGGATTCATGAACCGCATTAACGGCGGGTATATACCGGGCTATCAAGAAGGAGGAAGCGTCGCAGAATCTGCTCAAAAATTAGGTTCTTCTGATTCTTCTAATACTAATAATATTAGTATTAATATTAATATGGGATCAAGTGGAGAAGGCTCTAGCAGTACAGATGGTAATCAACAAAGTGGTTCCAACGATCAAAAAACAAAAGCCAAAGATTTATCAGAAAGAATTAAATCTGTTGTTCTTCAGGTTATCAATGAAGAGCAAAGAACTGGCGGCTCATTAAGTAAAACTAAAGTAGCAAAGTAAAATGGCATATAACGCATCACCAAGTTACGAGCATATTTTTTATGTTGGCGGTACAGGGATCTCAGGTATTACAGATCTTAGTATGAGCTACAGTGTAGCTCGTCGCCCTATTAACGTTCTTGGTGGTGGTCATATACAGCCTATTTTAGCTGAACCACCGCAAGGAGAAATATCTTTTACTAGAAATTATATTTATAATGACCCTTTATTGGATTTGACAGGTGATTATGGTGTAGATGGATCTTTGATATATGCAAGCGATTTGAATGAAAGTGCAGGACAGGTAATAGGGTTCACATCTGGTTATTTAACAAATTATTCTATTTCTGCAGATGTGGGCTCTATACCTCAAGTTCGATGTACTTTTGTTGTATTTGGGCAATTAGGTAGCGGCGTTAGAGGTGGAGAGTTAGACTACTCAGGTATCTATGAATTGCCAAATTTATGCTTTCTGAATCAAGATAATATAATTTTATCGGTTGATCAAAGCGATAGTAATAGAATTACTAAGTTTAGTCAAGAATATAATATAACAAGAACACCTGTTTATGATTTAAGAGAAAAAACAAGTCAAAACTATTATGCGCCAACACAGGTTATAACTCAAACACCTGTAGAGTTATCAACCAATTTTACAATAGAAATAGATGATTATTATACAGCTAACATGATAGATAATGTTAGAAGTGGTGTATATAAATCTTTGAGTGTAAATATAAGGTGTCCGATAGAAGAAGGCACATTAGATGGACTTTTAGATCATGATTCTGAGTTTATTAGAGATCATAATAATGCAATTATACAAGATGACGGCAGGGGAATTACAGCATATGATGGAAACATACCGGCATCTGGCAACTTAGTGTCAGAGAGCATAACTACATCTATTGATGGGTTATTAGCAATAGATTTACAACTTAAAAACTTTATTTAAAAAAATGCCAAAGATACTAGAATACAATACACTAACGACAACAGCAGGTTGTAATGTGTTATTTATAGGAGATAAAAATTCTTCTATAACTAACCCTGAAATTAAAAACATCACTGTTGAAAATTTATTTAAGCGAGAGACATTTTACGCACTCAACGCAAACGGCATTACGTTTTACGATGATGGCAGTAATGTGTCTTTATTTATCAAAGATGGTGGAAACATTGGTATTGGTGGCACAACAGCAAATTATGCGCTGCAAGTAAATGGAACATTTCATGTAACAGGAGGTATTTATGATACTGGCGGCAGTGCTGGTACTACAGGTAAGTTTTTAAAAGTAACAGGTACAGACACTTACGCTTGGACTAACATAACAACATCTGATATTGGAGGTGGAGGATTATTATCTGGAGGGGTAGCAAATTACATTCCTAAATGGTCAGACTCAACAACTTTGACAAATAGTGTTATTTATGAAAGTTCGTCAAAAATAGGAATAGGTTTAATAACGCCGGGAGCTACTTTTCATATGGTAAGTGTGCTGAGTGGGTCAGACGCTATTGTGCAAAATAGTACTAGTGGGTCTGTGATAGAATTAAGAAGAGACTCAGGGTCATCCACCACAAACAGTTTGTATATTTCTAATACAAGTTCTGGAGGATTTAGTTTGGGAAATGCTAATACTGGAGGAGCGTCTAATATTAATTTTAATGCTTCTGGTCAGTTAGGAGTTAAAACGACAAACTTTGATGCTGCTTTAAATGTTTCAGAAACAAATAATGGACTTATTGGAGATTTTTATAGTAATAATTCTAGTGGTTCGTGGATATATTTCAAGAACACGGACAGTAATGCTTATTCTAATGTTTTAAGTTATTCTAATTGTCAAAGTAGTACACAAAGAGTTAATTGGATAACGGGAACATTTAAAAATGGGAGCAATCAATACTTTGGAATTCATCATAAAACGGCTCAACTTAATGCTTCAAATGCTGTGTTTGACAATACTACAGTTTGTAACAATTTGTTTTATGTTGATACTGGGGGGTGTGCATATTTAGCTCATGGCATCAACACTCATAACAAAACTAATTCTGGGCATAATACCGGGAGATTTGTCCAAGTTTTTACTCATCCATTAAAATGTTTCAATAATACGGGTATTACGGCTTATATGCCAGCTATAAATATAGATCCTAGAATCGATTCTTATTCTGCTATTACTGATCCAAATAGTGGCAATCCTTACCCTGAAACTTCTGATGAAATTGCGAAATCAGTTATGCCTTATGCGGGTAAATTAATAGCAGCTTATGGAAATTTCAACGTAGATGCTACTGCGCAAGGTGCGACTTGTTTGTCTTTTGAGTCTAGCAATAATGGTGTTAATGCTGGTTACTTAACAGCATCTTTTGATAGTGCTTCAGCTTCTGATAATTGCATTTTAACTTTTAGTATTGATAGCTCTTCAGAATCTTACCTTGAATTTACTGCTGAATCAACAGCCACCATAGCATGGTGCGCTCCAAGTGGTAGATATAATGGAGCCAGTCTTACTTTTGTTTATGAATTCGATATAACCTAATGGCAACAAAATTTATAAAATACGAAAAAGCGTTACTTAAGATAGCAAACACCAGTATTTTTGCTGAGAATGCTACTTTATCTTTTAGCGCTTCTTTAGAGCCAGTTACAGATGTGACGGGTTCTGTTATTCGTTATGCGCCACAAGGGCCAACAAAAGGTACATTAAGTTTTTCTCATTATTGTACAGGTGATTTTCATGATTTTTTAAATCCTTTGACAGCTATAGAACATACCGGAGAAGCTTTTAATGGATCTTTTGCAGGTCTTAGTTTTGAAAGCGGATTTGTTAGATCTTTGAGTTTTTCTGTGGCTCCATTTCAACCTATTTTATTTCAATCAGAAATAGATTTGTACGGATCTTTAGGGTCTTTAAATGACAATGGTAGATCAGATTCAGACTTTGAATCTTACAGTTCTATTCAAGAAGAAGTTCCAATTGGTCATGGTTTAAGATCGTTTTTAGCTGGAGATGATATTGGTATAAACAAACAGATGTCTTTTGATTATTCTGTAAAAGCAGATAGAAATCCTGTAGTAACAATTGGCAATGAGGTTCCTTACAGGGTGACAAAAGAAAATGTTATTATCAATATGTCTGTAAAAGGCGAAGATTTTGGAAATGCAATATCTTTTACTGGTACTAATGCGGGAGTCGTAATTAAAATTTATGATGTGTATGGAGAGTCGCCATTGACAGAATTTGGTTGCACAGGTCAAATTTATCAAAATGATTTGTCTGCAGCAGCTAACGGGTTTATGGAAGGTTCTCTTTCTGTTTCGCAAGAATATTTAACAGGTAAGGCTGCTGTATGATTTTAAATTCTGGAGAAACAAATATAGCTAACGTATCAGCTTTTGAGCTTGGAAATTCTTATTCTAAATTTGATATTGTATATTATAGTGGCTACACAACTGGTAGCACAGAATATCCTGCTGCACAAAATGTATCAGGACACTATTATTATACTGGTGCAGCGGCATCTTCAACAATACACAATACTCCTACCGGTGATAATAGCCCGTGGACAAATAAGTTTTTTAACGAAGTATCTTATGGAGCTTCTGTTGAGTTTAAAAATCATTACTATGATATCAACTATGGAGATGGGTATTTCAACCATTTAAATAAGTCTGAAAATGCAATAAAAGCAAAATTTAATATACCTCTCAGTAAAAGATCAGATAAAGAAGCTAAAGCTGTTATTCATTTACTTGAAGACTCATTTAATAAGGGGGCTAAGCCAAGTGGTGGTTACACAGGTATATACTGGACTCCATTTGAGCCATACAATCAAGAGTTAGAATTTTTTGTAGAAACATTTGATAACTCTTTAGAATATCCTGATGTTAATAATATTGGCTTAGCATTGCATAATGAAGATAGATCCACAACAGACTGGAAAGATTTTTATATTCCATTTAGTAATACGAGTGGATTTTGGGCCGCAGGAAACACATACTCAAAAGATGATATTGTGTATGGCAGCGGAACTAATTTCACAATAGCAACTTCTGGATGGTATTATTACACAGGAGATGCAGAAACTACAGCGACAAATGACAATGGCCCAATAGGTAACAATACACTATGGACTAAAAAACAATTTTATTGGCCAATAAATAAAGGCATATCTTTTAATGAAGCGCCAAGATTTTACAAGCAAAATTTTCAAAATGATTATTTAGTAAGAGTAGAAGATGGATTAAATAAATCTTTATTGAATTTAGATATAACATTCACAAGCAGGTCAGACAAAGAAGCTAAAGCTATTCTACATTTTTTAGAGAAGCACAGAGGTTATGATCAATTTTTATTTACTCCTCCAGCTCCATACAATAAAACAAAAGCGTTTTTATGTACATCATGGACTCACACTTTAAAATTCAAAGATAATAATGATATATCAGTAAAGTTTAAACAACAGCCTATAGATTATACTTCTTATGAAGTAGATTTTTTAAATTTAATTACAATTGATCCTTTCTTATCATGAGTATACCTACAGCAGTCACACAAAGAGCAGAAGGCACCGGTTACATTGGAGTAACTGGGATGGAGTTTGCTGTGCAAACAGGTTTTGCAATACGCACGGGTTTTTATTTAACAAATAGCGGAACAACATCTGTAAGAATGACATTAGAGCTGGATAGCTCTGCCCATAACTTTGATCAAACTTATGATTTTATAAGTGGAACTTATGATGTGAATGATGATAGAAGAGTAACTATATTAGCTGGATCTACTAAATTCATTCCTTTTGATTTTTATGGCTTAAAGTCTACATCAGGTCCTCAATCCCCAATTACTGGTCCAGCAGGAACTGGTTCTTATAACACAGCAATAAATTTGAGTTTTATATCAGAAATAGATGGAACTCAAGATCGTACTTATTATGCTGGTCAACCTGAATTAGGCGTTATACGGGTCAATTTAACAGGATATGTAACAGGTCATTTTGGTAGTACATCAGAATTAACTCCAGCTCATCCTCAGAAATTTTTAGGAATAACCGGACAAAAAGATGATTTTGGTGTTTATTATCATGATCTAAGATGGGTCAATCCTCCGACGGGTTATTATTTTGAAAAATACAAAATAGAAAGATCTACTGATGCTACTCAAAATTGGAGCGCATTAACAACGATAGAAATACCAAAAATAGATCGCCCAACAACATTGCCTCCTGCTGTGGGTGGAACGTATTTAAATTCTTTTTACTATGGTACTCCTACGGGAATTGATGGTTATAATACATATTCTGATACTAATTTAACAGCAAGCACAGATTACTACTACAGAATAAGAGGAGAGCATTATGACAGTTCAAACACTAGCACTTTAATTTCTTATTCTGACTGGGTTTATTGTAGTGGTGTAGACTCATTTTCTCAAAGTGTTAGTAATGATGTTTTAACAGGTTTAGTTTCCGGGTCTACTAATTTAGAGCCCGGAGATAATCCTGATCCCACAATAAAATTGTCAACTGCTGAAAAAGGCGCACTGGAAATATATTTACAAGATGGTGAGTCAAATGTAATTTTAAAAGACAGATTTGAAACAGAAATCAACAAAAGAAATATAAGTAAATCAAATTTCTTAGATTATTACACTGGTGTTCATTTTATTATTGATGAAAATAGCACTATTGGTTCTAGTAAATATGAACAATTACTTAGTAATAGTCCGAAAATTCCAGCCCCAGCTATAAAAACAGGGGCAGTGGTTAATGTTGGTCCTAGTTTAGGTTCGGAGTTACAGATGAATCTGTATTTAAAAAACAATGCTAAAATAATTGGCCTTGGTGGTGTAGGGGGTAATGCTGGAATAGCTAAAGTAGTATGGACCGACTCTCCTTCTTCTGGTGGCGGTATTAGTTTTGATATTCAACCAGCGCAATACGGAAAAAGTACAGACGGTGGTGTAGGGGGGAATGCTATTGAGATAGCTAGCGGTATAAATAATTTTAGAATATATTTACCAAGCATTTTTAGTATTTATGCTGGAGGAGGTGGAGGTGGAGGTGGGGATAGGCTTTTTGCGGCTAGAGCTGCTTCTCAGGTTAGACAAGCAAAGCAAGACAGGGACATTGATCTAAATACACCAGTTTATTTGACAAAATCTGAAAATAAAATAATACTTGATATTAATGCTGGTGGAAAAAATTCTTTGCTCGCAGAATTTGATTTTAGTGATTTTGCTGGAATCCAAACTGCTGGATTTGGTGGTGGTGGGCAAGGATCATTTAAGTCTGATCCCGGCTCAACTTATCAACAGGGCATAAACACTTACCAGAAAACAGCATGGAACGAAACAAATAAAGGTAATACACAAAGAGCTGGAGCTGGCAGGTCATTCAACTTAAATTATCAAATTTCGCAGGGGGGTGCAGGAGGTGCTTTTGGTCAATATGGAGATAGGGCACCAGACAGCTCTTTTGATGATGGTTTATTTACGGTAATTAGTAGCACAAGTAATGACGAAGTAGGGAAATTAGGAGGTCGAGGAGGATTTGCTGTTAAATCAGCTAGTAGCGCATACACAACAAGTAACTTAATTGGTGCATTGTTTTTTCCTAATTCAGATTTTCAACCTGAAAATATCGGTAATTTTATAGCGAGATGGGATGCTAGCACAACGGTTTATAACACCGGAACAACTGATGCCACAAATGGGCAAGATGTGGAAACGTGGGTAGCTGCTGCGAAAAATTCTGCGCTTTCTGCTGTTGCTGTTCAGATTGTTGGTGATGCTACTAATAAACCAAAATTTTACAATGTCGCTGCTAGTGACAATGCAGTATCCCGCTTCAATGGAAAGCCATGTATACAATTTGACAATTTAGCTTCTGCAGTTATAAATGGAATTTATAACAATTCAACAGATTATACTTTAACTAATAATACCGAAGCATTTGATATATTTTATTTAGTTTTTCCAGATTCATTTGGCTCCAAAAGGCAATTTAATGCGGATAATAAAAAAATCCGCAGCCAGAATCTGAGTTTTACTAAGTTTAATAGTAATAATAATGTCAGTTATTTATATAACGCGAGTAGCGAGATTAAAGAATCCACCGGTATGCCGAATAGAGGAAATAATTACTCTGTGGAAACTAGTACTTCTGAAAATGCAGATGAATTAATGCCATCATATGCTTTTGTTTATAATGTTGCTGCATCAAAAGATGGAAGAAAATTAGTTTATAAAAGCTTTATAAATAATATAAGCAAGGGAGCCAAAGAATTATCAAATCAAGAATCTTTCAAATTTGATATAAATCCAATAATTGGCGCAAATAATGGAACATCAAGTTTTAGTGTATCAGATATTATTATTTATAATAAACAGTTAAAAAATGAAGAAAGGAATGCCGTTTATTTGTATCTTAGACAAAGAGCTATGATGAATATAAATATAATAACTACAGAGGATATTGATACTACAACTTCTAATAATAAAGTGGAAGATGAAACGGGATTCGCAGGTTACTTTAAGCTAACATCATAAAATAAAAAATAAATCATGTCAACTCAATCATTTAATGCATCTTTATTAGATTTATTGCCAGATACTATCATAGAATTATACGAACTAGATTTAGGCGAACAAGATGGTCTTTTTAGGTTTCATCCCGGTATAGTTTCGGCTTCTAATCTTATTTTTGATGGTAAAACCTATTATTCGTTACCTGTTGATGCTAATGGGTTTGAAAAGAAAGGTGATGGTCGAATGCCTCGTCCAACGCTAACAGTTGCCAATCTAGATGGTTTGATGAGTGATATACTAAAAAGAAGACAAGATTTAGTAGGTCATTTATTTATCAGAAAAAGAACTTTTTTGAAATATATTGATGCAGCAAATTTCCCTAATAATTTTAATCCTTTCGCAATACCGGACCCTGAGGCTCGTTTTTCTGATGATCAGTTTATTGTGAATAAAAAAAGTCAAGAAAATAAGTTTTATGTTGAATTTGAGCTTATTTCTCCTCTTGAGTATGAGGGGGCAAAACTTCCAGCTAGGGTTATGATTGCTAATTATTGCCCTTGGAAATATCGGGGCGCGGGTTGCAGATATGGCCAATTGACAGATTTTGATGAACAAAAAATTTTGGGTTTGCAAACAGCTGCAACTATTTTTGGAAATAACGGTAATTTAGGTATACCTTTGGCAGATGATAAGGATAAATTACTTTTTGAAAAAAATGGTTATAATTTAACAAGTATCCAATTTCGTGGCGATTACGATAAAACTATAACCAATTATGTTAAAGGTGATGTGGTTATAATGAGGCCAGCTGTAAAAATATTAAGCAAAATAGGTTTAAGTGACACACTGGAAAATACAGATGATCAATGTAATTTTTTCTATGTTTGTATAAAAGATAATGGCTCTACAGCAAAAGACCCTCGTTATGAAAAAGAATATTGGGTAGCAGATCAATGCTCTAAAACTCTCAACGGGTGCAAAATAAGATTCAAACACTATGGAGAATATACAAAAGGATTATCTTTCGGAGGGTTTCCCTCTATTGAATCTTATAGATTTTGATGGTTTTTGTAGTCAAATAAAAAATTATTGCTGCGAATATGATTTTGAGTGCTGTGGAATAGCAACCTCAAAGAATCTTTATTTTCTTGAGAATATACATCCTATTAAAAATCTATTTTTTCAAATAGATTCTCGAAAATATTTTAATATTATAAGCAAAGAAAACGTGCTTTTTATTTGGCATTCTCATGTTTTTGGATCTGCTGATCCAAGCGATTGTGATGTGGAGTATGCTTATGATCATCAGCACTCATCTCTTATCTATTCTGTCCAAGATAAAAATTTTTGTTTTTTTAGAGCAGATCCGTTCAAGTCAGTTTATTTTTCCATTTAAAAGTGTATAATATAAGGATGACAAAGGTTAGTATTCATGGTCGATTTGGGGAAATAGTAGGTAAAACACACCAGTTTGCTTGCTGTAAGCTCTCTGAGATCTTTTCTGCCCTAGAAGCTAATACGGGTAAAGTTAAATCTTACATAACAAGAAATAAAAAAAGATCAATGAGCGTTTTTGTTGATGGCGTAGCCGTACAGGAAAAAAACTTTAATTTAGTCAACGTAAAAAATAAAGAAGTAGTTATTTTGCCTATTTTGATGGGGGCAGTGGGGTTTACTCTTATGATAGCTTTAAGCGCAACTGCAACATCAATTGGCACATTAAGTGTTGGGGCTATTATTGCTGCCGTAGTCATCAATATTGCTTTTGCTATTGGGATGAGCTTATTGATGAGTAAGTTGTTGGCTCCAGATGACCCTGATACAGCTTCAACTAGCTCTTATATTTTTGCACAAGCAGAAAACAATACTAGACAGGGTGTTCCGGTGCCTGTTGGATATGGTCGCTTTAAGGTGGGATCTACAGTTATATCTGTAAATTTGTTAAGTATAGATAAAGCGATAGCTTCAGGGCAAGGGTTTTATGATAAGTTGTTTAACAATATAACCCAAGAATCTCCATCAGAAGACTCAATAGACATTACTTCATCAGCTTTAGCTAGATCTATTTAATATGAGCCACGAAGAAAAATTAGACACATTCATATCGCGATGGAATAACTTAGGGCCTAAAACAATATGTCCATCTGTAGTTTTTGCTTCAACTATCACACAAGGCCCACATTTAGGTATGGTTGGTATAGATAGAGCCGTGGCTCACCATAAAGATTTAAAAAAAGAATCTACTTCTTTTTATCAAACTGTTGATATTTTATCGGAAGGTGAAGTTCACGGTTTATGTGATGCTTTTGGGCAATCTATCTTTTTATCTAACGACCAAAATAAAAATAGCGATTATTTTAAAGGCATATATTTAAATGACACACCAGTAAAAAATACTAAAACAAATACGTATAATTATAGAACAGCTTTTTCAGAAATAAGATTAGGTACAGAAGACCAATTACATTTTTCAGATCTAACGCAGGGCTTGTCTTTTGCTAAATCATCTCAGACGTTTAATTATAATGTTCAATTATTTGCTAATGTTTTTGACACAGCTTTAAAGAACGTGACAGTAAAAGGTCAAGAATTAAAATTTTTAGATGGAGATAATAATAGGAGTGGTTATCCATATGATACAGTTATACCAACTATATATAAACCTGATTTTATATATTCAGAATTTCCCTTTGTTCATACTGTGACAAATCATAATGTAGATTCTGTTGTTATTAATGTAGCTTATACAGGACGATATCAATCTAGCAGTGGAAGTGCTTATTCAGCTGGAGTAACTTTTGTAATAGAGGTGGGCATGTTGGCGATGAATTAAGTCTAGGGGAAGGTGGTTCGGTTGGTTATGTAGTTTGTTCTATTAGAGGTTTGGCTTCTTCTGAATATATCAGAAGTCATCACATTCCTCTTCCTGATTCAGGCGGAACGAAATATAGATTTGTTAGAGTGACTAGAGTTGATAGAGATTTTGGGCCAGCATTTGTTCAGGGAGATAAAAGTTTGGCTATAAATTCTATAGTAGAAAATATATCAGAAAAGCTAAGGTATCCGAATAGCACTTTAATCGCTAATATTTTTGATGCTTCAGCATTTGGGCAAATACCAAAAAGATCATATGATTTAAAACTTTTAAAAATTAATGTGCCCTCTAATTATGATCCTGAATCAAAAATATATTCTGGAAACTGGAATGGCACATTTGCCCCAAATAAACAATGGTCTGATAATCCAGCATGGATTTTGTACGATATCATTACTAACAATAGGTATGGTTTAGGGAAATATGCTTTTCAGCAAGCTATGCTAGATAAATGGAATTTATATTCTATTGGTAAATATTGCGATGAATTGCTGCCAACTGGTAATACTGGATTACAACCGCCAATAGGTTTTTCTACAGACTCTTCTTCCGCTATATTTAGCATACCTATTACAAGTGAAAACACAAGGACGGATCTACAGTCTATATTTGAAGTGGGCTCAGAAATTTGTTTTTTAGATTTAAAAAATAGTTCATCTGAAGATGTAAATTTGAATTATAGAGCTATAATAAAAAAAACACGGATTGATGGGCTAGTATTTAAATTTGAAATTGTTAGAGATTTTGGGGTGGATAAAATATTTTTTGATTATCCTGAACTTAAAAGAGCTTACCTTTATCAGAGAGGGAATTCTTCTCAGAGCGCTAAAAAATGGCTAATAGATTTGTTAATTAATAAACAAGCAGAATCTTACTTATCAAACAGTAGGTCTGCAATTTTTTATAATTATTACTACAATTCATATTCTTTAAACTCTTCTGTAACATCTGGTTATATAGTTAGGCAATATGAAAATGAGAGACCTATTTTAGAACCGAGATTTGCTTGCAACATTGTATTCACAGGGCAAGACGAAGCTTTAAATACTATTAATAATATTGCTGCTGTTTTTAGAGGTATAACCTATTGGAATGAAGGGCTAGTTTATCCATCTATAGATAAATTAAAGGACCCAATTTTGATGTTTAATAATAGTAATGTTGTTGGGGGTAGCTTTGGTTACACAGGGAGCGCAAAAACATCTAGAACCTCCAGTGTTGTTGTTAGATACAACGATGCTGATGACAATTTTAAAACTAAAGTCGCATACGCTGAAGATTTTGCTGCTTTGAGGCAATTTGGCTATAATGAGCAAGAAGTAGTAGCAATAGGCACAACATCACGATCCCAAGCCAAAAGAATCGCAGATTGGATTTTATATACAAATCAAACAGAAACTGATGTGGTGCAGTTTTCAACAGGGCAGGAAGGTAGTATTTTATTGCCGGGAGATATTATTTTAATACAAGATAATTTTAAATCAATCAATAGATACGGAGGTAGAATCAGTAATATTAATTTTAGAGATAAAAGCGTTACTTTAGACAAGGGCATAAAAGAAAATATTGTTGGTCAAAAAATATATTTTATGGTGCCTAAATCTACAACTTCTTCTAAAGATCTTTCTAATTTAGCGAAACAAAGGCAAAACACAAATAATAAAGGGATAACAGATTCGGAAATTGACAATCAAACTACCCCGCAAATCAAATACTTTACAATAGCATCAGTGTCTGACGGCAACGTGGTAACCATAAATGAAACAACAGACCCAGATTTTAATTTAATCACCAGAGGAACAATATGGTCTGTGGAAAATTCTAATACAGGATATGATATAAAAGGAATAAAATATCGTGTGTTGTCTGTGGAAGAAAAAGCGTTAAATGAGTTTATGATTACAGCAATGATGTATAATGCAACTAAATTCGAAGCCTTAGAAAGAAATAAGAACTTAGAAGAAAATCAAAACTCAGATGAGCTTAAATTTAGTTTATCTGATTATCCAACCAAGACAGTTGCAAGTGATAGTTTCACTACTTCTGACGCAAATATAGATGATCAAATTTACGATGCTTATTTTGTTAAAGAAAAAAGCGATGACGACATAAAATTAGAAGTAACTTTTGATTTTGGCACTGAAGACTTAAGTAATATTGGTGGTTACGTGGTAGATTTTTTTGTTTTGGGTAAAAATTTAAGATTTTGTCTAGATGGTAGCGATAATAGAAGTTTTTCTGTATTTTTAGGAAATAGAAGTTTATTTCCTGAAAAAGGTTACGGTTATAAAGTGTATGTATATGATAAGGATTTCAAATTAGAACAATTGAATATTTAAAAATATGAGTTTTACTAAATATCTATCCCAAACACCTCAAGATTTTGGGCAAGCTTTACAGGTATCCGGGTTTTCCGTAACAAATTCAGCTGCAGACGCATCGTATGTTGCTAATTTAACGCCAACTTCTGACCCGTTGTTTATCAGCGGAAGCGGCGTACCTGCGGGAGCTTTAATATCAAGTGGTGATTTTTGGAGAGAAAACCCATATATACAATGGAGCTTATATAACCCTACCAACAATAAAGTTTATGATAATCAAAAATTATCCAGTTTAAATTTTTTCTCAGGTTTTGACTTAAGCATTAAAGATGAAACTGGTCTACTTATTTCAACGCTAGAGACGGGATACTATAAAAATTATTATGAGATAGATATTAATAGTTTAAAAGATGATTTTGATTATTTTAGTGGGTTAGATGAAAGAAGGTTCAGATTTGAGGTAGTTTCAAATGATTATTATGGCAGAAAACATACAGGTATTTTCTTTTTGACCTGTGAAAGACCAGATATCACGGGGCTATCGGCCTATATAGGAAAAGAAATAGTTTTCTTACCGGAATTCTCTAAAAATTCAGGTGTCAACGCTTTGCATTTGTGTATAGGAACTGGAGCTAATTTTGATGTTTTAGAAACAGGATCTGCTAATAATCCAATTGCTAAAATGCAAATTAGGCCTGACAATGGCGATGTTAGCAATTTTAGATACCAGCATCAGCCACCATTAAATTCAGGTTATTACTATGGGTTTTACGCTGAAGACGTTTATGGCACTGGAGCAGCTTATATTTATCCTTCGTCGATAAAACCTTTTGAAATAGATCCTTTACATTACAATATAAAACCTTCTGGTTTTAGAGGCAAAGTGATTGTAGAAAGAGATTCTTTAAATAAAGATATAAAACCTTATTTTAAAGCATCGATAAACAAAGATTTTACTTTGGACAAAACTCAATATG